TGGCACCGTTTCGCCGCGGTAGGCCCCACACAGACCGGCAAGACCTTCTGTTGCTGCGTCATCCCCCTCATGTACCACTTGTTTGAGCTACAGGATACCGTTGTTTATGGCGTGCCTGACCTCAACATGGTTCAAGACAAATGGGAGAAGGACATTCTGCCGGCTATTACGGCGTCTCGTTACGCAGACATGCTTCCGACTCGCGGGAGCGGTGCCCGCGGTGGGCGCGTAGGGCAATCGGTCACGTTTCGCAACGGCGCTACGCTGCGATTTATGACCGGGGGCGGTGGAGATAAGAGTCGCGCGGCATTTACGGCTCGCGTCTTGATCGTTACCGAAACAGACGGCATGGACGAATCCGGCGACGCGAGCCGCGAGGCAGACAAAATATCTCAGATGGAGGGACGGTTAAGGGCCCATGACGAGGACAAGCGGGTTTATCTCGAATGTACCGCGTCAATCAGCGCGGGGCGCATCTGGCGCGAATACGAGAGCGGTACAAAATCCCGCATCATGCAGAAATGCCCCGAGTGCGGGGAATTCGTCCATCTTGGGCGGCAACACCTTGTAGGCTGGCAAAACTGCGACAACATCTTAGACGCCCGCGAGCAATCCGCCTATGCATGCTCGGCTTGTGGTGTGCTTTGGACGGAAGAAGAGCGGCGCCAGGCCGCCGGCGATTCTATTTTGATCCATAAAGGGCAAGAGATCGACCGCGACGGCAACGTCACCGGCGACATGCCGCGGACGGAAACGCTGGGTTTTCGCTGGAGCGCTCCCGACAACATGTTTAACTCTGCCGGGACCATTGGGGTTGACGAATGGACCGGAGCCCGCGACGAGAACGAAGACAACGCAGAAAAGAAACTCTGTCAGTTTGTGTGGGCTCTGCCGTTCGATCCAGACATCCAGCCCATGGCAAACCTTAGCACCGCGGGGATCATTACCCGGCTTCGCCCTGACCGTCAAGGCGCCATTCCCAGCGACACCGAGGCGGTCACCGTGGCGCTTGACTTGGGCAAGTTCCTTGCGCACTGGACCGCGATTGCTTGGCTGCCCAACGACACGCCCCACGTGCTCGATTACGGCGTACAAGAGGTGGCGACGCAGGCGTTAGTGCATGAAGAGGACGCGCTGCGCGTGGCCTTGATCGAGTGGCATGCGCAAATGCAGCGGCAATGGGGCGAGGCCATCACGGCCGGCCTGATTGATAGTGGGTGGCACCCTGAGATCGTCTATGAATTCTGCAAGGAAAAGGGCGATCTGTGGTTACCGGCGAAGGGTTACGGCGCCAGCTTGACCAGGGCCGGCAACTATCGCGGGCCCACCAAGAAGAGCAAAGGCGTGATCTACATTGGCGACGGGATCCATGTGACGCGCTTGCCGGCGATTCGCATAAAAGTGGCGCACCTGAACTCTGATCACTGGAAATCATACGTACACGCATGCCTTGAGACTCCGCTAGACCAGCCCGGCGCCCTGTCCCTGTACCACGTCGAAAAGATGAAGGAGCACCACGCCTTCGCGAAGCACCTAACCGCGGAGAAGCAAGTAATCGAATTCGTGCCCGGCAAGGGCGAAATCTTGCGCTGGGAGCAGGAGCGCAAGGCGAATCACTGGTTAGACAGTACTTACATGGCGTGCGGCGCCCGTGAGTATGGCGAATGGCTCAAAACACGGCGCCGCGGAAGGTCGGCCACGCCTCGACAGGCCGGCCGCCGGCCGCAAGACACGCAGCCCCCGCGGCCGCGGAGAAATGGGCGGATTCTATCTTGAGTAAGTGGCGAACATGGCCCAGTCTAGACCGGGCCCCGTGCGACGAATGCGGCCGAGACGTTAAGATCAAACCCGGCGCCAATTTTCCTCTGTGTGACTCGTGCGCCGTCAAGCGCCGGCGAGCGTCAAAGCGGAAGAAATCAAGCGCCGAAGAGGGCCGCAAGAACGCTAACAGCCGAAAGCGCCCCGCCATCTACCTTGGCCAGGCGAGCAGAGGCAAGCGATTGATCCGAGAGAGCAACAGGCGAGAACTCAGAGAGATTGCCGACATGCGTCGCGAACTTGGAATGCCGGCCATCTGGCGAGATGGCGACTGGCACGACGAATGACCCCTTGACAGATCCGGGGCACCCCTCCAATACTGTGCGTCATGAGTGCAGCCGACGTTTCAACCTACATGGCCGCCGCCACCACCGCGATCTCCGCAGAAGAGTGGTCCACAGCCTACACCAAGCTACTATCTGCCAAGGCGGCGCTAGTGGCCCTTCCTGACTCCGAGCGTGATGGCTCGAAAATACAGTGGGACCGCGAGGCGATTGACAAGTTAATCGTCGAAGTCAAGGAACAGAAGGCCGCGGCTGCCAGTGCCAGCAATACTCCCAACGGCTTTCGGCGGTTGGAAGTCCAGTATGCAGATCCTACCGACTAAAGGACCCCCGCCACCTAATGGCCTTTGAGCGCCTAAAACAGTGGTTCGCACAACCGGCGAAACAGGAACCCCAGATCACGGGACGGATCCAGCGCGCCGGCCAGGACCGTAAGCCCAGAGCGGACAGCATGAATGTGCGCCGATGGGAGGCCGGCATTTCTAACCGGCTCAATTCGCAGCACTGGAACCGCGTTACTGCGAACCACATCAACACCGATCTTCAGAACAATCTGGAAACTGTCCGCGCGCGCGCCACAGCCGAGATTGCGAACAATCCGTTTGTAGACGGCGTGATTACGACCCACATCACAGATTTGATTGGAAAAGACGGCCCCAAGCTACAGGTCCAAAGCAACGATCAAGCATACAACGAGGCCCTAGAGGCCGCGTGGAACAAGTGGGCGGCGTGCCCAGACATCAACGGCGCGCTTTCCCTTGTCGATCTGCTTCGGCTATGGCTCCGTTCATGTTGGGGCTCCGGCGAGTATCTGGCGCAAATCGTGTCGTCCCCGGAAGGGCCCCGGCTCAACAACCTGCGCCCCCAGCGGCTCGACACGCCATGGAGCCAACCCGATGACGTGGTGCTAGGGATCAAGTTGTCCAAGACCGGGCAACCGCTTCGCTACTATATCAACGAGCAAGAGGCCGCCGCTTTCGACACTGGCACGGATTACAAGGCCCTTGACCCCGCCGACGTGATACACGGCTTTCTCCCGATTGAAGCCGAACAGGTTCGCGGTGTTCTATGGATCGCTTGTGCCCTGGAAGCAATCGCCGACTTGCGGGACTACGATACGCAAGTACTGGACGCGGCCCGCCTTGCTGCGGATTTCTTCATCCTCATGTTTGCGCTTGACCCCAACCAAGACATTGATCCCAACCCGGACCCCGTTGACGTGCGCCGGCGTGAGATCACGCAACTCCCCAGCGGCTGGGATGCGAAGGAAATCGATCCGAAGCACCCCACAACGTCATACGTGGAATTCCGCGCCGAACGGCACCGCGAGATCGGGCGCGCGGCCGGAATGCCGCTCATGATGATCCGCTCAGATAGCAGCGATCACAACTATTCCAGCGCGCGGTTCGACGGGCAACAGTATCAGCGAGTTTTGCAGTCACTTCGCGGCTGGCTTGAGCGCACCTTGCTCAAGCGGCTTGTTGACCTTGTTGCCCTGGAATACGTGCGGCTTGCTGGCCAGACGCTAGCCCCGCCGGCCGATCTTGAGCTCGTATGGACGTGGGCGCCCATGCCTCACGTAGACCCCGACAAGGAGGCCAAGGCGGCCGCGAAGTGGTACGGCCTAGGCGCCACGACGCTACGCGACATATGCGCAGCCCAGGGGCGGGACTGGGAAGAAGTCTTGCGCCAGAAAGCCAAGGAGAAGGAGCTACTTGACGAACTCGGCCTAAGCGCCGAAGACGTGATTGACGGCGAAGACGACAAAGACGAAGACGACGAGGACAAACCGGAGAAATCGCCCGATGACTAAGCGAATTTGCAGCGACTTGACTGCCCGCGCCCTCACTCTAACGCCCGGTACGATCAACGAAGCGGAGCGATCGATTGAGGCCGTGCTAGCCACGGAAGGTCACGTGCAAGTTTTCGACATGCGCAGCTGGAAGCCAATCCAAGAAATATTGCGCATGGACGGCGCCAAGCTGCCAGAGCAAGCAATTTTGCTCGACACGCACGCGCGATGGAGCATCGAAGACGTGCGCGGATCCGTCAAGGAAATCCGCCAAGAAGGCTCTACGGTTGTAGGGCGCTTGTATTTCGCTGAGGACGAAGCCAGCGAGCGTGCCTGGCAGAAAGTGAAAGGCGGGCATATCCGCAGTGTTTCGGCCGGCTACCAGGTCGACATCCGTAAAGCCGTGATGATTGAGCCCGGTAAGACCCGCGTTGTCAACGGCAAGCGGCACACTGCTGGCGATCTGCCTTTGCGGATCGCCACCGACTGGGAATTGAGGGAAGTGTCCCTAGTACCGATAGGCGCAGATCCAAGCGCCACGACTCGTAGCCTAGACATGGAGAATGAACCAATGGACAAAGACGCACAGAACACCGAGCCCCAGGCCGCGGCGACTCCGCCGGCGGCCCCGCCCGCTGATGTGGTTCGTACAACCGTCGTACCTGAACCCCCAAAGGAGCCCGCGGTTGACCTTGACGCGGTGCGTGCCGAGGCGGCCCAGGCCGAACGTAAGCGCGTGGCCGACCTTCATGCGCGCGCCGGCGACGATGTGCCTGAAGACGTGCTTAAGCGCGCGATTGATGAAGGCATGACCGTCGAACAGGCGAGCGGCATGTTCCTTGACGCCGTGCGTACCAAGCGCGCCCCCGCGGTGGGTACTGGCGTTGAGATGGGCGAGCATCGCCCGGACGAAATGTACCGCGCGATTACCGCGGCAATCGGAATGCGGTTCGGCGCCGACGTGGAGGACGCGAAGCTCCGTGAGGCGGCCGACGAATTCCGCGGGATCACTCTGTGCCAGGTGGCGCAGGAGGTGTTGCGCTCCGAGGGCGTGCGCAATGTGCCCTACAACCGCCAGGAACTTTTCACCCGCGCGGTTAGCTCCGGCAGCTTCGCCACCCTGTTGGGCAACTCGGCCACCAAATCGCTCATGAAGGCCTACCGCGAGACCCCGCAGACGGCTAGTGCGTGGTGCGGCCGGCGAACCACTGACGATTTCAAGACCTACAGCGACATCAAGTTGAGCGAGTTTAACCGCCTGACGAAGGTCGGCAAAGGCGGAGAAATTGACCACGGGACGATCAAGGAATCCAGCGAGGAATACAGCGTCGACACTTACGGAAAGCGCTTTGTGCTGACCCGTCAGGACATGATTAACGATGACCTCAATGGGTTTATGACCATCCCGCAGAAACTCGGCCGCGCAGCCGCGCGCAACGTCGACGAGATCGTATACGCTCTGCTTGTGAGCGGCACAAGTAATCTCGGGCCGACCATGAACGAGGACAGTGAGCAGCTTTTCTCCGCGTCCCACGCACAGAGCAACTACAACGCTGGCGCCGCGTATGTGCTTGCCTCCGCGGGACTCAAGCAGGCCCGTTTGCTCATGCGCAAGATGAAAGGGCTCTCTGACGAGGAAGGCGTAGCAGGCCCCACTCTCAACCTCAAGGTTGACACCCTACTACTCCCGGCGGCCCTTGAAGACACCGGCCTTGAACTCACCACGTCGCGCGGGCGAATTACCGGCGCCAGTTCCACGCTGATGGAGAAGAACATCTACGCCGGGTCCGCTCGCCTGATTGTTGAAGGCCGGCTGGACGATACGAGCACCACGGGATGGTATGCCATCGCCAACCGCAACGAGCAGGACAACATCGTGATCGTGGACCTGAACGGCCACAAGGATCCTGTTGTCGAGCGCAATGACCCGCCCGCGGAGATCCTCGGGATCGGCTGGCAGGTCTACCACGACATTGGCGCTGCCGCGGTCGATTGGCGTGGAATCGTCTACAACGACGGCACCGACTAGCCCTACCTCTGATGACCATGGCGGGGCGCCATCGGGCGCCCCGCCTAATCGCAAACCAACCTCAACTGAGGAGTTACTATCATGAGCTTGGAGAGTATTCACAAACAGGGCGCGGGGCTTGAGGACTACACCCCCAGCGCTGCCAAGACCGCAGGACAGGTCGAATTGATTACCGGCGGCCGTGCTGGCGCCGTTGACGCGTCCTTGGCCGCCAGCGAGAAAGGCGCCCTTGTCACCGAGGGCAAGCGGGCTTTCTTGTGCGCCGCGGCTACTACGTTTGCGGTCGGTGATCCCGTGTTCTGGGACGCGTCTGCCAACCTCGCAGTCACCGCGGAGGGTGACAGCGCCGACTTCTACGTCGGCGTGTGCGTCGCTACGTGCGGTTCGACCGCGACCTACGTCATGGTCCAGATGAATGTGCCTTGCGCGCCGGTCAACCTGAACGGGTTGCGCGGCGTATGGGTCACGCGCCCCATCGTAATGGATCACGCCGACACCGCGTCGTATACGATCATCACCGCGGCGCAGAACCCCGACGGGCTCAATATTGACAGTTTCTTTGGGATTGTCACCGAGCAGCCCGCAGGATCCTCTGAAGATCAGCTTGTCATTACGCTGTACGACGAAGATGACAACGCCCTCGCTACGTTGACCACGACGAACACGTCCCCTGATGCGGCCGGCGATCTGATTCAGGGCTCGTTGGGTTGGTCTGACGGTACGACCGGCGAGGTGGCCCCCGTCATCCCCGCCGGCAAATCGGCCTACGTCAAGGTGTCTCAGGCCACGGCCGGCACTCCGGCCGGTGCCGTCAAAGTGCAGGTCAAAGTATTCGCCGCTGCCTAGTTCCGTTCCCTGCTCCAGCCACGGAGGGGCCCGGGCAACCGGGTCCCTCCACCTCGCGGCATAGAGCCATGTGGATTTGATTTGTAGACGAACGAGAGGGATGGGGTGATGCGAGATTACAGGGCGTTGCGAGCACTGATTGACGACGATCCAGAAATGGCAGAACTGTCAGACCTACAGGTTGCCCAGGCGCTTAACGCCCAAACCGAAACGCGGCTTGTAAATCGCTGGATCACAAAACGAACGATCCTAAGCGAATTTGGCTTGGCCGATGGCACGACAATGATCGAAACGCTGAGGGTCGCGGCAGAATCTAATCCCGCAATGGCCAACGTGCTCGACCTGCTAGAAGAAGTCGCGGAGGGTGGCGGCCTCAATATCGGGCACCCGAACACGCGTGTGGCCATGCCGCTTATGGTGTCGGCGGGGATCATCACACAGGCACAGGCCGACCAATTGCTTGCGCTTGGCACGGAGACTGTGAGCCGTGCGCAGGTGGCAGGGTTGGGGTGCGTGCTCGAAGGTCACGTGATGAAAGCGAGGGCGTTGTAATGAGTACGGCAAAGCTGACCGCAGGCACTTCGCAAAGTACCGGTATTTCAAGCACTACGATGAATGCGGGCGCGAACCTGCTCAGTAGCGAGATCGACAACGCCACAAACAAGGACCGCATGCTTGACCTTGAGCTTGCGTGGACGTGCTCGACGGCGTCAACGGCTGGTTACGTGGTTGAAGTCTACATCCTCTACGCGATGGATGGGACAAACTATGAGGACGGCGGCACGAGCGCAGACCCGGCGAAGAATCCGACCAGGCTTTTTGTCGACGACGGCGGAACGGGCGCGCAGAGGCAAACCCGGCTACAGATCCCTCTGAGCCCGTTCAAGTTCAAGATCCTGTTGAAATCCGAACTGGATCAGAACGCAACTGCCGTTGCGCTACTGGCCTACACCCATAACGATGACATTAGCTAGCGACATAGTGAAACCCGAATTCGGGGCGCCGTTGGACACGGAGCACCCGCTGTTCCCGGCGGCCGGGTGCTGGTCGCTTAACGAAGGCGGCGGCTCCGTGGCGCATGATGCGTCGGGTAGGCGACACAATGGCTCGCTGGTGAATATTTCCCCCGCGACGGACTGGGTGCAAAAAGGGTGGTTAGGGGCCTGCCTGGACCTGACATCCAGCACCGCGTATCTCAACATGGGCACGATCCAGATGCAAGGCTGGACCGGCTGTACACACGCAGTGTGGTTCCGACCGGCTAGCCTCGCGAACAACCAGGTACTCTATCAGGGCGGCGGCGGATCGTATGCGCGGCTGTGGCTTGACCCTACCGATGGCTATGCGCATTTGTCGTATTGGGGCATGTCTGGGGGCAATACGACATTGTGGAATCAGTCCTTGGACTCAATGTCTATCGGCGAGTGGTATTACTTCGTTGCGACCTACGACGCCGGTAGCGGCGTATCCCTGTATCAGAACGGGCGTAGGGTTATGGGGCCTTCCACCCCAAGAGGAGCCTTCACGAGCGCCAGCACAGGCGATCTAATCATTGGGGCGCAAACTGCTAGCTACCGCGCTATCAATGGCTATCTTGGCGATATTTCAATTTTTCCCCGAGCCTTGAATGCCGCCGAGGTGGCTGCGCTGTACGCGGATCCGTGGGTGGCCTGGCGGCCAAGGCGGCGTGTGGCACGCGTGGTATCCACGGGCGGCGGGCCGAGCTTTCAACCTGCCTGGGCGATGAATTCAACATTGGTGACGGCATGAAGAAAAACACCGCAGGACAGATCGTCGCTTTCCAAATGAACAGTGCAAGCGACGGTTCCGCTATCACCTCGGGTACACCGACTGTCTACTACACCGTCGATGGCGGAACACAGGGAACCGGATCTGGTTCCAGCACGCACGAAGGCAACGGTCAGTGGAGCTATGCGCCCGCACAAGCCGAGACCAACGGCAATCATGTCGCGTTTACCATGGTGCTTACTGGCGCCATTTCTCAGACGGTAAACGTGTATCCGACTTTTCCACAAACCGGCGACTCCTACGCGATAGTCAACAGCGGCACACACGGCAACGCGGCGCTGAAGACGTTGATCGACACGGTCGACACGGTGGTGGACGCCATCAAGACCGTAGCGGACGCGCTACCCGATAGTGGCGCTTTGACCGATCTTGCTACGTTGGAGACCAGATTAACGGCGGCGCGGGCTGCATATCTTGATGCATCCATATCGAGCCGTAGCGATGGGACTGGCGTTACGCTCCACAGCGATTATGACGCGGCGAAAACGGCAGCGGCAGCAGGCACAGCAATGGACCTCGTGGCAGACGCAGTGGACGCGGCGGCGATCAAAGCTGACGCTGTGACGGAGATTCAGAGCGGGCTTGCGACTGAGGCGAAACAAGACACGGCCCAAGCCGACCTCGACATCATCACGGGCGCGGATGGCGCGACGCTGGCCACCATTCAGGCCAACTATGCTCCTGCGAAAACAGGCGACGAAATGGACTTGGTGGACGCGCCCAATGCAACTGCGGTCAGCGCCATTCAGAGCGGCCTAAGCACTCATGACGCGGCGGCAGTAGTGACGGCGCTGCTTGCCAATTCCGAGTGGAAAGAAATCCTCGCCGCAGCAGTGGGCAAGATCTCCAAAGCCGGCGACGTCTACACGCTCTATGACAGCGACGGAATCACGCCGCGTATTGTCCTGACTTTTGCCGATTCAACGCGGACGCCATCAGCGCCATGATAGGCAACCTCCGCACGATATTTGGTTTTTGGGTTCCCGATAGCGTAGTGCCCGCTGAAGAAGACGTTGAAGACGGCGTGCTTTACGGGACGCAGGACCAGTTTGAGGGTACGCTCGACCCCGGTGCTGCACCTGATTACCCTACAGAAGCCGACGTTGAATATGGAGTGTCATTCAGCAACGGCGACAAAACAGGCACGCTTGTTCTGCCGAGCGCCGGCGACGTGCGTTATGGCGTTGAATTTGGCGCGTCGGCCGAATATACGGGGACGCTTGGCGACCCCGCGCCTGATCCGTCAGAAAGCGATTTCG